CGCGGAATCTTCAACAAAAGGCTTTTTCAGCTCTTGTAAGATGGCTGTAGGGTCTGCCCCTTCTACTGAGCATCGTTTTTCATACTCTTCCGCCACCCTCATGTACAATCTGTTGTTCTCGTTAGTCTGTACGGCGTTTTGTGTTGAGTGGCCTATATATAAGCCCGATCCTCTATCTTTGGCTAATTGGGCAACGCCCAGCTTATAAACAAAGTCATTTCTAAAATCGTCAGGGTCATCTACTACAGTCTTGTTCTGGTCCCACCAATATTCAATAGTCTGAGGGTCCATCTCCTGGGATATGCCATAATCAAGCAACTCTTGGTAGTCCCATTCACCCATCTTGCTCTGTATATGGGTTCCAGCTAATTTGAGCTTGTCCTCTTCTGCTATCTTTAGGGCTGTTGCCTCCTGCTTTTTAAGCATAGCATTCAGGTCTGACTTTAGAGTTTCGGGAGCATCAGAAGCATCAACGAGCTCCGTTGTCAAAAGTCCGTCATTATAGAACCCCATTAAAAGCTCGTTCTGTGTGTCCTCTGCTATCTGCGCAGCCTTCGTGTACTGCCCCTGCTCCCATATTATGTCTGCCCTGTTTTGGTTAATCTCTGACTGTTTGGCTGACCTTGCTCTGTCTGTTTGGCTCTGAGCGTAAGAGGTCATCTTTATTTTTTCATCAGTATCCAGGTTGTTAGATGTATTAATGGTTACGGTTGGGTCATCTCCACTGGCTATCTGTCCGAATACGGTATCCTTATCAAGCTCAGCAAGCCTTGTTTTCTCTCCGTCCTGTATAGTCTGCCTGTATTTAACATCAGTTCTGGCCGATTTTATAAAGGTCTTCCACTCGTCAGGCTCCCACCCTTTCGGCACCTCCTTAGACAGTTCATTGATTGACTCTGTGGCCTCTTCAATGGTCATACCGTCAAGCTGAGATCTTCTTATCTGCTCTGTTGCCTCTCTTTCTGATTCTCTTATGTACTTGGCTGCGTCATCTTCAGACATGGCCCCAGACTCGACCATCTTTGCTGCGGTCTTTCTTACATTTAACTGCTCAAGCCCTGACATCGCAATATCACCCTCTGCCCCTGCCTGAATAGCTGCAAGGTTGGCTGCGTCAAGCTCGGTCTGCATTGTTGCATTGGCTTCTGTCTTCTGCCTGGATATCTGATTGTTCTGTACTGCGAGTCTTCCGGTCACAGCATAGTCTTTAACAGTCTGTAGGGCCTCGGCCCTGTATGCTTCTGGTACAGTCCCAGTAGCAGAGGATAACCCTTTTACGTACCCATTCACAGCCTCATTATACTTCACAAGGTCATCTGAATAGAGATTCTTGAACTCTCCTATTGTAGCTCTCGCATCTGTGTTGAATGATGCAAAATAGGCGTCTCTCTGGGCAGATAAGTGTGCAGCATCTATCGCAATCTCTTTTTGTTTCATCTGACCCGCAAGGCTTTGTACCTGCTGTCCCAAGCTGTTGAAAGACTCAAGCCGATCAGCTACAGACTGCAAGGCAACTGCACCGCCTGTGCCTGTGCTAACCCCCTGGAGATTAACTGTCTCGTCAAATGTTGGCATATTGCGCTCCTGATACCGCTGCCTGGCCCAAACCACTGCTTAGCCTTAGATTAGCCCTTATCTTTGCCGACTCCTTAGTCATTTGACCTTTTGCCCTGGTAGACATTGCGCTAAGCCTGGTCATGTATGCGTCTCTCTCAGTGGCTGTGGCCTCTGTTTTTATACTCTCTTCCAGTACAGTCAAAGGTGATCCCTCAAAGGCTGCGATTCCTGAAGCTCCGACATTGGCGTTTTGAGTTGCTAGTGACTCGGACAATCGTGCTTTCCTGTCGGCCTCTCTCTGTATAGCCCCCAACTCTTCCTGCTTGGCTACTACCTCGGCATCTGCTGCGGCTTGTCTACCTGCTGATTTCTCAAGCTTGCCTTGAGTGTATGCAGTGTTCAAGCTCATTGCCGTTCCTGCAATCATTGCTGCCTGGGCCATGTTGCCTCCTATACCTTGACTTCCACACCTACACTCAGAATTGTCATAGGCATTGGTGTTGTTTGTGTAATTATGACTGAAGCGTCCAAGCTCCACCCTAATACATGAATTCTTCTAATCCCTGTGTATGGCTCTGGTGCATTAAACTGATTTAATGCTATGGTTTTATCTGCCAACCTCTGACCATTCACAAGTATCCCATTTGATTCATGTATTTGTAAAGCTATACGGGCTATTTTCTTCTTTGCAAAGGCGTTCGGGCCATTGGCAAGGTCAATATTAAGGGGCATTAACTGAATAACAGGTTCATATGCCAAGCCAGCCTGTTTATCTGCTGAAGTACGGGGCAGAGTGATAGCTCCACCTGATACAACGTACTCTCCCATATAAGCATCATCAGCCTTGGCCCATACTGTTTCACCCTCCAGGTGATCAAGGCCGGTTATCTCATCATCATCAGTAGTATCAAAAACAGAAGAATCAGTATTAAGGGCATTGTTCTCTACCTCTATCTGGTAGACTGTCGTACTATCGATCGTCCGTTCAACTAAAAGATTCACTGCATTGTCAACCACCGCCACGCTCTGAATATTCCCGTCTGTTTCCCATAGGGAAAACCCGCTTACTTCCTCTGATGCAAGGGTGTTATATACCGCCATTGTACCATCTGAGTTGGCTATATACACATAGTTTGCATCTGTAGTTTCCGTTCCCCTGCTTGCTGCCATCTTCACAGGATCATCTATCAAATGAGCTGCCGTAACTGAGACAGAGCTTGACTGGTTGGCTTTTACCGCATCCAGAAAGATGAATTGTATTATTGCGTTGCCCGTCCTCTGTGGAAACAAGGTAACACCGTCAATGGTTACTGGTCTCACTCTCTTAGCCCCTAAATTGCTCTGTGGGCTTACTGCGATGCCTGTGGGAGTTATTGGAGACTCAGGAACAAAGAACTCACCCCCACTGGTGAAGATCTGCAAGGATCGGTTAGAAAAGACTGATTGAATGGCATTGACCTGGTCTGTATCAAGAGTTACCTCTATAGCCTCGTCATCAAGAGCCCTACCCTTATCAAAGTTGAAGAAGTCACCAACCCTGGACCCCCATAATGTGGCGGGCCTGGACAATGAACCACCAAGATACAGCCTTCCCTCATGAAAGACGCATGATGTGGGCCACCCTCTTGTGTCACTCCATGAATCCTCTTGCCTCGCCACTCCGGTCTGAGTTCTTGTTGTCACCACTGCAAAGGTTGATTTTATCGTATAAACAGGCGTTACCGTCATCAATTCCCATGGCTTGGCGTCACTATCAGCAAATGTTACCTCGTAAGTGTCTTTTGTCGTTATGGTATCAACAGATATGCCCGAAAAGCTTGTGTTTATCAGATTCTGTAACCCGCTTCGTATGTTTTCCTCATTGGTGGAGTCATCCCCTGCAAAGGTGATCTCTTCAGTTAATATACCCTCTAATGCAATCTTGTACCTATCTCCCTCTGTCTGGTCTGCAAAATTAAGGGTCTGTATCTCGCTTGTAGGAGTCGGGCTTGATGCGTCATTGAAATCGTATTGAGGTAGGTTAGTAAATGGCGCATCAGCTATTTCCCACGCTGTATCTGAAGTTCGGGTAATGGTCTGAGTTTCAACATCTGAGTGAGTTATTATGATCGTATCTGCTGACTGTATGTAGTCAAAGTCAAGAACCTCTCCATAGGTCCATGGAGTTGCAAGATAATCGTTTCCTGACCCGTTTATGTTGGTCTGAAGTACTCCCTCTTTATATATCTCCATCCTTAACGCACTAAACACAAGAAGATAATTCTGTTCAACATTGAAGCTGAAATTCTCCAACCTACCATTACCAAGGGCCTCGCCTAAGAACTGTGTCCCTGGCCTTTTCTTGAGTCCACCCTGTGGCAAGCATAGAACATTCCTACCTCGCCTTACACCGTTATAATAGGCAGTAAGGTCAGTTCTACCCAATAAAAGAGGGTCAAGCTCACCTCTGTTCAGATTGGATTGTAGGTTCCAAAGATCAGCCATTAATATAGTCCTCTTCCTGAGTATCTAACATCCACGAACGGCTTATCTATGATTGATTCCTGTGGCCTACCCTGTGAATCAATGCTCCTTGCCTGGGCTACAGCCGTTCTGTATTTAGCCTCATAGTACTCCGCTTTACTGGTGCTTTCTGTGACTGAGTTTGCAAAGTCTGATGCCAACTTATACTGCATGGCAATAACAAAGTGAGGAGGTAATGCTGTTTCTGCGACCTTATACACGTATCTCGCCATGAGTGAATTTGAATTAGAGTATAAAAGATCCCCTATAATCACATAGTTAGACTGCTCGAAAATAGCCCAAAGCCTGATCAAGTCAGTTGGCATCTGATAGGCATATTTATAGTTTGTCCTGTCGTCTGGTGTCTGGGATAGCTGACTAAGCGCCTGCTCTTTTAATGCAAAGCTCCATGGGTGCTCTGATAATACCTGCTTGTATGTCTCTGGGTATATTGCTGCTGCGACTGTGGCCCCTGCTCCTGGGTCAGTAAACGAGCTTATGGGCTCATCCCCTATTAGTAATAGTGCGTTACTTGCCATGTCTATATCTGTTGGCATGTTGCCCCCTTATTTCTTGTTGCCCATTGCGCTTATTTTCAGAGTAAGTAAATCTGTTAAATCATCCTGTACCACCCATTGAACCTCTGATGATCCAGCCACCGCCAAAACAACACCATGCTTTTCTTTCCCTGCGTATGTTAGCCTTGAGGATACACCATATACGCCCGCAGGTGCTTTGTCTGCATAGTCTAAGTCATACGCCCACTGTCGCCAATCTGAATTAGTCTTTATATTAATAACTGATTTCTGAAACCCGTTTACAATCCTTAACACAATACCATTTGTGAGTGCTGGTATACCGCCAAATTTGCCATCATCCATTGCAGTTGCGTCTGTGCTGGTCATGATAAAACGCCTGAAAAATACAGGTGTTACCCCAGCTTGAACTTTGAAGATCCTAGGCGCTGCCAAGCTACCAACTACGGCCATATTAGTGTTAATTATTAAGCCTATGGCGGTTGCAGCTTCAAAGACATAATCAATGGGGGTATCTACTGTTATCGTATTGACCGCAACATTGACAACATAAGCTATAAAAGACCGATCCTTAGCAACCAGATTAATT